TGGTGTTGCTGGTGATGCTGACTGTGGGCTGTACTTGGTCTTTGAAGTGCAAATTGAGGGCTGTGCTGCTCGAGCCGGAGACGCCAATGCTCGAAAAGCCTGGCAAAAGCCGCAAAGCCGTCTGAACCTGCGACGCGGTGGCTGATGCGGGCAGGGTGCTGGTGCTCTGCCCACCCAAGGTGATGCTGTAGCTGCCTGTGATGGGCGCCACCGAGAAGGTGACAGACACCGCGTGGGTGGCCACAAAGGGAATGGGGCCGGTGGGCCAAAACACCACAAAACCCGCAGTGCTGCCCGAGGCGGAGGTGACAGTGGCTGTGGCATAGGCTGGAATGGCCTGCAGGGCCGCTTGAAGCTTGGCTGCTGTGATGGGCGCTGTGATGGGTGCTGTGAGGACATCTCCTATCGAGAGGGCCACTGTGCCGGATGTGGGCAGGGTGGGCCAGACAAGCTGGGTCACCTGGGGCAGGGCCAAAGCGCTCAGAGAGAAGGTCGTGGCTGTGCTGCCTGATGGGCACAGGGCTGTCAGGGTGTAGCTGCCCGAGGTGGGGACCTGCGAGAAGACCAAGGTCTGGATGGCATTGGCGGCCGGTTGGATGGTAACCGCGGCATCCAGGGTGAAGTTGAGGCTGGGGGCCGACTGCGTCTGAATCATGGCGCCCGACTCAATGACCGTGCCCGCTGCGCCATAGAGCACCAGGCCCGGCAAGACGATGCCATTGGCCTGGATGTCTGGGGTGGGATTGGTCTGGGTGGCCACCTCGCCCTTTCGCTGTGTGCCTGCCAAAGCCAGGATGTTGTCTACAAACACGCCCTCAGCCCCGGTGGGGCTCTGTGAGACGGCTGTATCCTGCAAAGCCTCCCACAACAGAGCGTGCCGCTCGGCCACAATGCCCGCCAATTGCCCCAAATAGGTGTCAGAGCCCAAAGCTGTGTCGGTGCCAAACTGCGCCGCAATATCTGCCAACAGCTCCGAGAGCAGGGTGGCCTGTCTTTTGAGGACAAAGCCCGATTCTGTGATGCCGTAGGTGGTCATGTGCGTCAGTCTCGTTTTAGGGGTTGATGGCGACCGTGCTGGAGACTTGGACACCTTTTTGTGTGGTCACCGTGAAGCTGACACTGTAGCGCCTCTGGGCTCTGTTGGCCGTGGCCTCATAGCGCACCAAAGAAGCCACCCCAGGGGTCGCCAGGATGCAATCCTGCAAAAGTGCATCCACTGTGGACGCTTTAGCATTTTTGACGAGGATTTGTTGCAGCCAAGGCACCCCGTCGCTGGTGTTCAAAAACCACTCACCCACAAGCAGCCGCAGCCTCTGGGTGATGAGCTGCAGGGTGGGGTTTGTGCCGCCCGCATCACTTGTCAAAACCGCTCGGCCATTGCTGATGAGCAAATCGCCATAGTCGGTGGTGCCCAGGGTCTGGGGGTCGTAATTGAGCGAGAAATCAGCCAAGTGCCTACCCTCCTTTCTGTCAACTCAGCGTGCCAAGGCCGGTGATTTTGGTGGCTGAGGTCACAAACCCCGTCTGCGCCGCTGGCGAGCCTGTGGTCGAGACCGCGGCTCCGGCGGGGTCTGTGAGGCTGCCGGGATTGACCTGGGCATTGCCCACCACATAGGCGAGGTCTGCGCCAAAGACGATGCGCAAATTGGCCTGCACCGTCTTTTTTTCATCGTCTGAGAGCAGGGTGAAATTTTGTTGGGCTGAGACCACCGCATAGACCGCGTCTGCCCTATTGTTCCCAGTCATCATCTGATGCCTCCCCTGTGCCGCATGCGTGCATCTTAACGAGCTTGTTGATGTGATGCACATGACCGCGCACATCAGTGATGCACATATCGATGTCCTGGGGGTCATCGCGGCATTCATCCAAACAGGTCACAATATCGTCCACCACATCTGCGAGTGCTTCAATCACCCAATAGGGGTCTTGTGCTACAGGTCGCATCAGGATGTGCCTTGGAAGGTTGAAAGGTTTTGTTTGAGGCTTTGGGCGGTCTGTTTGAGCTGCAGGAGCGCTTGGATGGTCGTCGTCAGCAGAGGCGCTGGACCAAAGGCTGTGAGGCTCTGCGCCTGCATCAGGGCTGCGAGGGTATCAATCTGCAGCTGCAGGCTCTGCAACAGGAGGTCCACCAGCTCGTTTTGGCTGTTGCGCACGCTGATGTGGCCTGATTTTTGCAGCCGCAGGGTCACATCGCCATTGCCGAGGACCATATCGGAGCCGGTGTCTGTGGGCTGCTTGGCATCAGGCACAAGCCGGGAAAAACACCGCATCGCTGAGGTCATGGGCCCGGTTGTCTTGGGGGTCCACAGGCTGGGTGCCATTGGAGGCCATAAACGTGTCCATGTTGCGGTCCAAAAACACGCACAGGCCGGTGTCGCCCACAGCCACAGGCATACTGATGCGGTAATCTGCGCCCCTGGGCATCACCACGGGCACAGCGCGCAGATTGGCCATATCCTGGGGCAATTTGCCCAAAAAGCGCGTCTGAAACAGCGGCTGCACATCCACCGTCTGCTCGGCTGTGACCGCCAAAACCTTGGCAGGCAAAGCCACCCTGAGCCGCAAGGCGCCCTGGTCCACGCCCTGCAGGATGATGTCCTCTAGGGTGGGCGTTTCGGGCTTGTAGTTGGGGGCGGAGGCATCACAGGGGTTGTTGTCAGCGAGGGTGAAGGCCATGGGGCAGTAGACCGCAAAAGCCACACCCCCGACAACACGCTTAGCTCTGCAGCCCCGCCTTAATGCGCTCGAGGCGGTTGGTGATGGCCAGACCCAAAGTCGTCAAACCCACGCACATGCAGCAGATGGCCACCCCCGCCAAACACCATTGTGCCCCTCGGGGGAAGGGAATGCGACGACCCAGCCAGCTTGGCCGGATGGGATGCTGCACCAAGGCCGCAGGGGCCGCCAAAGCCGCTGCAGCGGCAGGGGCGGCCGCTTCCACAGGCGGCGGCGTGGGCCATCTGGAGCGCGGGGTGATGACGCGGCTGAAGTAGTCCTCCTCGCCGTTTTGCTCGTTGGGCGTTCTGGGGCTCAAAAGCGCCGGTGTAGGGAGCAGCAGATTCAGGGGAATGGGTGGGGTGAACTGCAGGCGACCTGGGGGCGAGAGCGGCATGGTGCCTCAGTGTCGCGGCGCTACAGAAGTCCGGGGATGACCGCACTGCCAAAGGCAAAGCCCTGGGCAGGCGAGAGCGATGTGACGAGGGTCTCTTTGGGGATTCTGGCACACTCGCAGCTGACCTGCCAGTTGTTGTCGTGGGAGTCGCCGGCATATTTGGCGGTTCTTATTTTGAAAAAGCCGCTGGTGTTGTCGCTGTCGCTGAGGATCTGCACCATCTGCGCGGGCACCAGCTTGGGGTTGAGCAAGCAGTCAAAGCTGACATCCTGGTTTGTGGCTCCAGACATGGAAGGCACGCCAATCATGCCTGTGCTCTGCGATATCACCACGGCCTTGGTGCCCATGGTGTATTTCTCGGGGATGATGTTGAGTTTGCCATTCTGCACCGAGGCCTCCAGGCCATGCTTGTGTAGCAGCTTTCTAAGCACATCTCGGCAACCCCCATGCAAGGTGATGCCCCTGGGGAAGGACTCGTCAGGCAGGCCTATGACGACGCCAATGTCCACCGTCATCACCTTGGCCACATCCGAGAGGATGGCAGCCAGCTTGGTGGAAGGCCCTGGGGGGTAATCCTGGTTGAAGCTGGCCTCAAACAGGCCAAATTGCCCATCTCTGCACTCCATAGAGGTAACCACATCAGGCCCCTGCCGCTGCACGACCACCTTGTGCACAAGACCAATGAAGATTTTCTCAGCCAGCCCCTCATAGCCTGCAGTCAGCTGCAGCTTGTAGCCTGGCCCCAAAGCAGCCCGCACCTGCCGGTTGAGGTTAAACAGGGCTATTTTGCCCGTATTGGCTGCATCTGCGGGGGTTTTTTCCACCTCAAAGGCCACACGCAAAGGCGCCTGGGCTGCGCCTATATTGCCATACTGCAGGGCGTTTTGCCCCTGGGGTCCAAGGATGGCCAGGCTGTAGCGCCTGTTAAACAGCAGCTGTGGGCCGGGGCTCATGGGCTTGGGTCGTTGTGGCTTTGCTGCTCCAGCAAAAACTGCAGGTAGGTCTTGGTCTCGCGCCATGCGCAGCGTTCGCACAAACGGGCATAGGTGCCATTGTGCGTGTCGCTCCAGCTAGACCACTGGTGGCCTATGGACAGACAGACTGTGTCGTAGCAGAGCGTTTTGGCGTTGTTCCAAAAGAGCCGCAGAAGCGTCATCACGAGGTGGACTCCAGATAGTACAGCGAGTGGTTGAGCAAAAACGACCCTTGGGAAGGCTGTTGGCCAAAGCCTGTGTTGTCGAGGACGACGAGGTTGCCAGGCGGCACCTTGTAGGTTCTGTAGGGCCTAAGCAAATCGCGTTCAATGAGCAAAACGATACTGGCGACCAAAAGCGTGCCTGTGGCATCTGAGAGGCTGAGCATCCAGCGATTGGCGCGGCTGTTGAAGCACATCTCAAAGCCGTAGGTGGCCCCTTCGAGGGTGGTCGTAAAGGTGTACCAGGGCACATTGTCTGTCAGCGGTATGGTCAAAAGCGCCATTTAGCCCCCAATCCCGATGGCCTCGAGGCCTGATGCGGCCACATCACCGACTTTGGCGGTGGCATTGTTGATGGCGGTGCCTGTATCGACGCCCAGGGTATGGCCTGCGGCTTCTCGGTCCAAAATCGCCTGGTCCTCAGCACTGCGCTCGCCGCCTTCTTTGAGGTTGGCCCCCAGATTTGGGTTGGCCAAAGCTGATATCTGCACATACTGCGGGGTGACGAAGTGCACCTGGGTGATACCGAGGGTGAAGGTGCAGGCGCTGGAGGTCTGCGCATCTCTGGGCAACGACAGGCTTTTAAGCACCATGTTGGGGTAGCGGTTGTAGCTGGTCACCAAGGTGAAGGGCTCTGCTGCCTCCAAAAGGGCACTGAGCACCTTGTAGGCGGCCAAAGCGGGCCTGTCTTGTTTGCGCTGGGCGGCGGCTGACTTGTAGGCCACAGCCGCGCCTGTGATGCCCAAGGGCGGCAACACCGAGGAGAGGGCATTGCCATAGCTCTGCGCCAAAAACCGCTGGTAGTCGTATAGGGGGGTGTCTGAGATGACGCCTGTGATGCTCAAGTCCCAGGGGTTTTTGATGATGTGGTCTGAGACCACGCCGTCAGATTCCAAGGGGTTTGTGGTCACCGTGGCTTCGCGGCTGTGGTTTTCGTTGGTGCAGACCTCCACCTCCAAAATCACGCCAATGCCCTGCTTGATAATCTGAATCTTGCCCTGTTGGCCGGTCAGCTCACTGAGCAGACCCGTGGACTTGGAGAGATTGCTCCCCTGCCCCACCACATTTTGCGCAACCGATGCAAGCGAGCTCATAGCCGGGTCCTATCAGTAGATGGCGGGTTGGCGGGTGCCTAAAGCAGCCTGGCGATTGACCATATCCAGGTGGTCGCGCACGCCCTGCTTGGCAGCTTCGGCCATCTGCTTGGGGTCGGCGCCTGCAGGCACGTTGACGGTGATGGGCGCGTTGATGGTCGTATTCCAGTCCTTGTATAGCCCTGGCGGGGGGCCACGGTCAGGCTCTGTGAGGGGAATTTTGCTGATGTAGTCTTTGGCCTGCTGGTACTTGTCGCTGATGAGTTTGGCCCCATAGCTCTGCCTTTGGGGGTCAGGTGGCCCCACAAACGCATTGGGGTCGCCGATGATTCTGGGGCTGTTGTCCTGCTCAGGCAAAAGTGGCCCCTGGCCTGTGCCTTGGGCGGGTGGCTCGGTGTAGAGGCCCAGCTTTTTGAGCACACCGAGGCTGAGGCCCTTGATGGCGACAATCATTTTATACAGCCAGGTATCCTCCACCTTGCCGGTGCTCCAAAGCGTCCACAGGTCATGGCAGGCGACCACCAAAGCGCCCACGATACCGATAAAGGTGCCCAAACCCACGCCTGCAATAAAGGCGCCCAGGCCCGCAATGGCCTCGCCCAAGGCTGGGAAGGCAAAGGCTGTGAGCCTGCCCGCCCAGACAAACAGGCCGCCCAGGATGCCCTTGGCTTTGGTGCCGTAGTGTAAAAGCTTGAGAAACGGCTCGGGGACGACTTCAGTGAAGGTCTTCCAGTACTCGATGACTTTGGCCACGCCCTCGGTCAAAGGCGAGAAGGCGAAGGCGAGGACTTTGATGCCCAGGCTAAAGGCGATGAGTTTGAGGTAGAGGCCGCCTAAAATGGCCACCAGGGCCTGATGCCTGGAGATAAAGTTGAGCATCCCCTGGCCCAAAGTCTCCACCAGACCGCGCACAAAGCCAAAGGCAAACGCAGCATCACCGGCCCACTTGTGGAAGTTGGCCTGGATGACCTTCTGGTTGGCGCCCCAGAAGTTGAGCATGGACTTGGCGGCTCTGGTGACCACTGGAGCGAACATGCCGACGAGGTTGCCAACGGTGGCCTTGGTGACTGTGCCCACAGCCGACATGGCGTCTTCGAGGTGCGAGAGGTTTTCGATGTTGCTGTTGGAGACCACAGCACCGACGCGCTCAGCCTCCTGCATCTCAGCCCGGATGCCAGCGCCGCCCTGGGCCATCAGCTTGGCCATCTTCACAGAGCCACGGCCCATCAACGCCATCATCGCCTGGGTGCGTTTGATGGGGTCTTCGATGCTCTGGATGTGGTCGGCTATGCCCTGTAGGCCCTCTGAGGCGTTCTTAAAGCCCTTGACCTGGTCTTCGGTGATACCGACCTTGGCAAAGGCTTCAATGGCGCTTTTCGAGCCATCCCTGGCTGCGCCAATCTGCCTGGAGAGCCGAGCCAGGGTGCTCGACATCTCGCCCTGGGAAATCGCGTTTTGGCTGCCTGCAAAGGCCAGTTGCTGAAAGGCTTGGGCGGTCAGGCCCGCTTGGGCGGCAGCGCTCTCAATCTCCTCGCCCAAATGGCCGTACTTCTCGCTTAATTCGTAGATACTCTTTACAAACTCTGTCGCCGCCAAGAATTCTAATTTTTGGTTGATGTGCTCAAGGGCGCCATTGACCTTTTCAAGACCTTCCGTGTGCGTCTCGAAATCGATAACTGTAGTAAGTGTACGCAAGTCCATTGATTTATTGACACCCAGCTTCAATCATGTCATTTGAAACACCATGAAAACGTACACAATTTACAAAATCACCAACACGCCAACTGGAAAAGCCTACATAGGAGCCTCCACAAATCCGCATAGCCGACTGTACAGCCATAAGAACGCCAATCCCCATTTTCTTGAGGGGGGCTTTAAGCTGGATCTGCTGAAGGAGGGGCTGACACGCAGGCAGGCGGACAGGGCTGAGCGCGTTGCCATTCTGCAGCACAAGACCCTTGCTCCTGATGGCTTCAACAAGCGCGGAGGTGGGTTCAAAGGGTACAAGCACGAGCTTGAGACCATTGAAAAAATGTCCGCCAACTACAACCGTGACAGGAAAGCCAAGACGCCCAACAGCGCTGAGGCCAGAGCCAGGCAGGCGCAGACGCTCAGGGAAAAGTACGCCAAAGAGCCTCATCCATCCAAAGGAAGGGTTGTTAGCGACCAGGCCAGGGCCAAACAGAGCGCAGCCATGAAGGGACGACCCAGTAAGCAGAAGGGCGCCAAGCGCAGCGATGAGATAAAAGAAAGAATGAAAGCGGCTTGGGCGGAGAAGCGCGCAAATGGCATCAAACGAGCTTCTCGTGGCCCGGTGAGCCCTGAGCAGAAAGCGAAGCAAAAGGCCTCGCTTGCTGCCACGCTTGCCAGAAAGAAGGCTGCTAGCGCCTGTGCCGTTCATTAGCATCTCTTTCTGCCTGTTCTCTTATGTCTAGCAACTCATGAGCCGCTGCCAGGGTTTCAATAGACCATTTCTGCGTCACCTCAGTGTACGAGCCATACCCGGCCACCACAGGCCGCCAAAACCACCAACGGATGCTTGTCTTTAATCCTGAGCTGCCTTCACTTGCTTGGCCGGACTTTTGCCCATAACCAGTCCGACCTGCCCGAAAAAACGCCCAAACTGCACTTCCAAATTGGCGCGCATCACCTTAAAGGCGAGCATCAAATCATTCTCATAAAACTTGTTGTAGTTGCCCACTTTGACACCATCACAAATGACCCGGTCCCCTGAAGCCAACTTCATCATGAGCCGTTTGGTCATGGCGCGGTCTTTGGATAGTCCCCCTGTGAGGCTTTTAAGTAAGTTCCCAATGGCCGTGCTGCTCAAATCAGCGTCTGGGTCTTCAGTGTTCTTATAAAGGTTGGCCAACCCCCCCACTGCATCGCCCAACACGCTCATCAAATCGATAAGGGTATCGGTCTGCTCCTCTGCACCCCAGCGGCTAAACTCAAAGGTTTTGCCATCAATACTGACACAAGGCACGCCCTCGGCTGTCTGTGAGACCTGCATCAATCATTGCCTCCCACAGCCATAACCAGGTTGGCAAAGCGAATGACCCACTGCCGATTGGAGAGGCTGCGGCCAAACTCTGAGCTGGGTGTTTTGATAATCCAGCCGGTGTCACCTGAGCAGATGGTGCGGCCCGAGGCGTCGCGCAGAAGGCCTGGGCTGGCCCCTGTACCCGTCAAAAGGTCGGCATTGAGCAAAGCCTGGTAATCATCGTTGGAGGGCGAGGATTGCGCCAGGTTGATGGTGACTGTGCCTCGTTGGTCGTTTGTGCGCACGCGGGTGACATAGCCATCGGTGCCCACCTCATCAGACCAGCTGTCGGTCATCATCTCGACTGTGATGGCTGTGTCTGCAGCGTAGCCGGTGGTGATTTTGCCACCGAAAATCCAGGTGACTTTGGCGGGGTCGAAGGTTCTTGCGGGCATGGGCTACTTCCTTGGGGCGTAGGGGTTAGACAGAGACAGTGCCAACGACGTCGACGGAATTAAAAGCGCCCTGCAGACGGCACTGAAACGTGATGTCTGGGGCAATGCGGGCAGCCCTGCGGTTGCTTGAGACTGTAGAGACATGCGGGCAGCTCACAAGGATGGGGAAGGTGGGGTCTTGGTCATCAAGCAGGCCGTTTGTGGCAGCTTGGCGCAAGACCTGGTTGACCGCGTCCATGAGCATGGCTGCGCCCGCGTCTGTGTAGGGCACCTTGCCGCTCGCCTGCAGCCTGGCAAAGATGGCCGTCTGGATGTTGGCCATCAGCCAGTCAAAGCCGATGGTGATGTCGATGTACTGACCCCCAGCCATAATGCCCGGGAAGGTCACAGGCGTGCCGCCAATGTTGATGTAGACATTCACATCGCGGCCAGGGGTGCCTGACAGAGGCGCGCCATAGGCCTGGGCGAGCTGGTTGGCTGTAAAGGCGTCAGGGGTGATGCCGGGCAGGCTTTTGTAGGCCCAGTTGTTGCTGCCGGGTGTTTGGGGCAGCTGCGAGCCTGCCCAGGCCGACTCCACAAGACCCACAGCATTGGCGAGGGTGCAGACCAAGGCGGTTCGTTTGAAACCCTTGGCCTTGAGTGAGAGGGCGAGGTTTGCGGTGCTTGTGGAGCTGAGGATGGCCGGGTCTTGGCTGCTGGCGAGGAGGATTTTCTTCTCAGACTCGATGATGGGCGCCAATGCCAAGACATCCGCATCGTTGCCACCAATCAAAATCACACAGTACCAGCTGTTGTCTTGGCTCTGGATGGCTGTCAGAGCGTCTGCGGCCGACTCAGAGCTGGCGCGTCTGCCCACCATAAAGGTTGCAGGCGTGATGCTGCCTGAATACATGGCCACAGCTGCCAAATACTCTGCATCATCGTCGGAAAAGCCATCTGCGAGCATATCTGCAGGGGCCGAGTAGGTGTGGACATGGTCGCCCTGGGGCCAGCCCGCATCTGTTTCGCCCAACAAAAGAGGCACAGAGAAGCTCGGCACACTGACCGCAGCAGTCTCATTGGTGATGGATACGTTAATGAGATTGTCGATGGTAGCCATAGAGAAGCTTTCCTAGCTCAAGTTTTGAGGGTTGTGCGCACAGAGACGCTTTGCTGGTTGCCTGCGCCATCGTCTATGTTGCCGATGACAGTCACAGTCTGCATCTGGCCCAAATCCACCAGCTGGTTGACACCTATCCACAACTCGCATTCTAGGAGGGCCCGCCCCTCAAATCCAGTGCCTAAAAGGCTCGTCATGTCGCTCACGTCGCCCACAGACCACATACTCAGGCCACCTGCGTCTAAAATATCAGACACCGGCTGCTGCTGCAGGCCTGTTTGGATGGCCAAAGCGTAGCCATAGGCCTCATCTTGGTCTCGACCATAGACCATCAAATCGATGCTGATGCCGCGCTCGCCCACATAGCGCCACAGGGTGTCATCTGCGTCATCTGCAGGCAGAAGGGCGTCATAGTTGTTGCGAATAGCGGCCCGTTTGAACTGGAAGGTCACATAGGGCAGCTTGGGCCTGGGCTGCACCGGTCCCTGGGCCTGATAGCGCACCACCTGGTTTTGGCCGAGCTGCGTCATCTGGCACACAGCCTGCACCAAGCACCGCCGCACAGCAGCATAGTCGATGGGCGAGGCGAAGGTGCTCATCAGGCAGGTGTCAGGGTAACAGAGCAGCTCACCGCAATGTCATTGCCGCCTGTGCTGCTCGAATCGGCCATCACCTCGGCATAGAAATAGCCGCCCATGGGCACATAGTATTGCGTGGCGCCCAGGGTTTGCTCGGTGTGGGCGTCTCCAGCCTCTACGCGCATGGGCGGCAAATCGCCAGCCTGGGTATGGATGTAGACAGTCACGCCGGTGTTGACGGAGATTTGCTGGCAGATGGCCGCCGAGGTCACATAGCAGTTAAATGGCGCAAAACGGCTGTTGTTGATGGACTTGAAGGTCTGTGTGATGGGGTCTGGATAGGCGTCTTGCAGCTGCGCTCTGGAGGTGGGCGCTGAGCCGTCCGGCGCGCAATAAAGGCCAAGGTCTAAGAGGGCCACATCTATCTCCTGTGGGGTGGGTGTGGGGGCTGGGCTTGGGTTTGGGACGACGATGCTGCCGTTTGGCTGCAGTTTGGCCACAGCCTGCACGCTCGCCAAGTCGTATTGCAGGTGCAGGTAGGCCTGGATGTTGATGTTGCCGCTCTGGCCACCTGTGAGATAGCCAAAATTCATCTTTATGGCGATGCGGTCGTCTTTTTGAAACACCGGGGGCGCATCGCTCAAGTAGCCCAGGCCGCCATTTTGCAGCTGCATGGGCTGCAGGGTGTTGGGGTCGACGTGGATGACATCTGTGCCCTGGCCCTGGGGCGTGATTTTGGTCACATAGGAGCCAATCTGCATGGGCACATCGCAGTGGCCGGTGAAGCTGTAGCCTAGAATCCAGCCCGCATACGGTGCTTTGAACAGGTAGGTATAGCTGCCATCACCGTTGTCTTGCTCCTGGTCGCCTGGCACCACAAAATCGCGGATATCGCTGTTGTTGACATAGCCACGAAAGACCAAAATGCCGACATCTGAGGTGATGGGTGCGGTTGATGCCGACGCGTTGGCCGTTTGGCCCAAGCTCGCTATTTTAACCCACGCGTTCGACATCAGCCCCCCTTGTTGTCACCAGAAATGGCGCATTAGCCCGCTTGTATCACATACAGGTCAGGTCCTGCGGCCAGGTCATAGTACAAATCACCCGCCTGCGCGTCAGGGTACTGGCTCAAATCCGGCGCCCCCTGGCCTGTGTAGGTCTGGGTGCCGCGCTTGCCATCTGCGCCAGCTGGGCCTTTGAAGCTGTAGCCATCATCCACCCAAGAGCCGCCGCGGTACTCATAGATTTCACCTGTGGTCTTGTCGATGCCCACATCGCCTTCGTTGGGCACTGTGTTGAGCGCCACATCCGCAGGCGAGCCCTGGGTGACAAACAGGCTGGCATTGAGGCCCTTCATGCCGATATCGCCCTTGAGCAGGATACCGTTGGAGGGCCAGCCATCCTCTGTTTTCACATAGAAGGTTTGATTGGAGGCGGCAATGTACGCATCGCCCGTTTTGCCGAAGGACTGCTCGGGGGGCAAATCACCCTGGTAGATAAGGCCACCAGCATCGCCTTTGATGCCTTTGAGCGAGATGGGGGAACCGTAAGAGAGCGCCATGAAAACCTCGTTTAAGTATCGGTAAAGGTTGAGCCCGTGCTCTCGCTAAGCGTCGCGACTCCGAGCGGATACAGGGTCTGCGTATCTTCATCGATATAGAGGTCACCTGCCAAGGCGACATCCAAAACATCTTGCGGTGGTGGGCCGATGCCGTAGAAAAACTTATTGCCCCGCTCACCCTGGGGGCCTTTGAGCGGCTCGCCCACAGAGGGCCAACCCTCATCGGTTTTGACCCCGTAGCAAATATACGTATCCAAATCTAAATAGAGGTCGCCCACCTGGCCCAGATTGTCTGCTGGAAGCCCGTGTGCGCGATAGAGAAAGTTGGCCATTTGGTCTCCCAGGGGAATGGCTTGCACCTGAATCAGGTCGCCTGCCAGGGCTGTGGGGGTGTAGATGGCGGGCACATCTTGCACCTCGGTGGCTGCAATGATGCCCGCATAGGTGCCTAAATCGATTCGGGTCAAAGAGGCCTGGGTAAAGCTGCCCCAATCCTTGGCAGATTGGACCTGGTAGCCCTTCTGCCCATACAAAACGATATCGCCGTTGTCGACGCGGATGATATCGGTCTCGTTGAACTGATGCGGCTGCCACATCGACAGGGTCTCAAGGACGCGAAAGCCTTCAGGCAAAAGCTTGAGGTCGCGGCCGCCCATGGGCTGCAGGGTGGCCCGGACAGCCACGCGCAAAGGCTTGTGCAAAGCTGTGGGCAGGCCATCCACATAGGTCACATCATCAGGGGAGAGGTTGCCCTGACGGATGATATCGACCGTTTCGTCGCATTCCAGCAGCTCCACCGGGCAATCAAGCAACCACATGGAGCCCCCTTATTCTTCGAGCGTCGTTTCAAAGTCGATATGGTCGTACATAAAGCGGGTCGCAATCAATGGGGTGTCTGGCTGGCTTTGGGCTCTTTTGCCTCTGAGGGTAGAATTGGCCAGCCTGGGCGCGATGCCGCGGGTGATGGCTGAGCGCGACAGGTTGGCCATCTTGGCGCCAATCGAGTCCAAAGCCGCCTCGATGCTCATCTCACCCATGATGACCTTGTTGAGCGATTTGTCGCGGACCTTGAGGATGGCCTGCATGTTCTCATCGATAGGCTCGCGCAGAAACGAGCGGGCGGGCACGCGCTCCACCCCATCCTTGGAGTGGGTGCCAAACTCCATCCAGGCGGCCACCTGGCCCACTGTGACATCGCTATTGGGGTAGGTGTCATCGGGGTCTTTGATGCCAAAGCTCGTAAAGCTGTGTTTGGCCAGCTTGAGCACCTTCTCCAACCGCCTTTGCCGCTCCTTTTTATCGAGGGTCTTCACCTTCGCTTTCATGATGGGGCGGGCCATCAGTCATCATCCAAAAGAGCTCGGTTGCTGAAGTTGCCGACGCCATCGGAGCGGCCCCTGCGGCCCATCATCATGCGGGTTGTGTACTGGCCCTTGATGAGGGTGGGGTCTTTATCGTTGAGCCGCTCTGCGACTTTGTACAATCCACCCACAAGCGGGATACCGCCTGTGTACTGAGAGCGCGATTTAATCAGCGCCAAGGTGGCCTGGTAGCCATCACGCATCTGCGACCAGCTCTTGGATACGCCCCCCACAGACTGGTCACAGATTTGGCTCAGGCCCGCTATAATGGCCTCCAGGGCCAATCTGGCAGCCCCGGATACATTGCCCTCAGTCTGCAGGAGCAAGTAAGCAATGTCCTCATCGCTGATGCGGCTCAGCTTCTCGTTGGTGTCGCCTATCATAAAGCGCACAGCCGCAATGGGTGAGCTGGCCGCTCCCTGGTAACTAAAGGTCACGGGCGTTGTCCCACGGGGGTTTGGCCTGCGAGGGGTGGGCGGCTGCTTTGTGTTTGTCGAGGCCGCGCTCGCTTCTGCACACCTTGCTGCATTCGCTGCACACAAAGCCCGCCGGCGGTGCGCCTGCGGCTTCTTCGATGGTTTCGGGCGTGTTGTCTTCAGAGGGGTAAGACAAGTTCACACCGTCCAAGGAAAAAACAGCTTTGGGGTTTGTCTCAGCGGCCTTGGCCCGTGTCACCTCTGGGTCCACATAGGCCGGCTCTGCCTTGAAGTGCAGATAGCCGCCCTCAGTGCTCAAGTTGGCAGGGTGCATCGCGCCTTCTTTGCGCACATGTCCCAGGCGCAGAGCCGCCATCTGCGCCTCATAGCCCCAGCTCTCGAAGTCTTCGATAATGTCGCCGGACAGGATGGTACGCGGTTGCCCATCCTGCCCAGCTGCTTTGATGTTTGTAACCGCCACATAAGTGGACATGGATTAGCCTTGGATGAGGTTTGTTCCCAACACACCCAATTCCGGCGAAACCATGTGCATGTCAAAGCAAATCTCGCCTTCGATGCGATCTGCCTCGAGGTTCTCTTGGCGAATGGTCTTCATGCGCGAGCCCAAACGGCTGTTGCCAAAGCGTCCCGCCCAGCTGAAGATATAGCCGGCTGTGGGCTTGAGGATGCCTGGGTTGGGGGCTGCATAGGTCAACAAGAACTTGTTGGCCATGATGAAATCAAAATCGCCCACCTCACCCTCTTGGGCCAAGTTCTCCACCGCGCCCGCCACCAAATACTTCTGCACGCCAAACAGCTTGGCCAGCAAATCCTCGGTGACGACTTTGAG